ATGTTAAGTTTAATAGATTTATCATCTCTACAATTTTTAAGAAAACTAATTTTTTCTTCAAAAGAAGTCATAGAGTTGAATTTATCGAATAATTGTTGTTTTGTCATAATGTATCCTTTCAATTATGTCTATACAATACACTAAAAACAGCAAAATTGCAAGAACTTTCGGGCAAAAAACCCGAAAATCGGGCATTTTTTTCTATTTGTTGCAAAAATACAACACTTTTGTTCTTATTTTGTTCTAATTTAAGAGATTTTGCGGTATTATTGCAGGATCCAAGTCATGTTTGCCTTCTTTTACTGATTCGATTGCGGTTATTAACATACTTTCGGCACCTTTACGCCCAAATTGTGCCACATAACAGTCCACAACTGTTTTAAAAGTGATCGCAACCGCTTGGGACATAGAATCAGCGTGTTTGGTTAGTAGTTCAAAGAGTTCGGCTTGTATTTCAAGCATAATAAGTTGGTCATTGTCTAAATTTTTCATAATACTTTACATTATACTATATTTTTAACGATTTGTAAAGCACTTATAAATAGTTTTATTAAGTTTATTAAAAGGAAAAGGTATGTACGAGTATAAATGTAAAGTTAGAAAAGTCGTTGACGGTGATACCGTTGATATTGACATAGATTTAGGTTTCGGTATCTGGCTTAATGATGAAAGAGTAAGAATTATAGGCATTGATACTCCAGAATCCAGAACAAGTGATCCAGTTGAGAAGATTTTTGGTCTAGCAGCAAAAGAAAGAGTTATGCACCTACTTGGTGAAAGCCCGACTTTGATATCCAAAGTTAAAGGTGACGGTAACGAAGAAATGAGAGGTAAGTTTGGTCGTATTCTAGGTGATTTTAAATTAAATGATGGTGATACACTAACATCTAAACTTATGAGTGAAGGTCACGCTGTTGGTTACAATGGTGGTAACAAGGAAAAGATTCAACCTAAACATTTAGAGAACAGACAAAGATTAGTCAGCGAAGGTAAAGTGGATATGCAAGGTCTAGAAATTACAAAACCAGCACTAGTTCAAAAACCAATCGTTGAAGAACCAGTTGTTGAAGAAGTTTCAGCACCTGTTAAAAAGAAAAAGAAGAAAACTACTAAAAAGAAATAGGAGATCGTTATGGGTTTTTTAGATAAACTATGGAAGGGTTGGGGTAAAAGCGAAAGCACTTTACCACCAAAAGAAAAAAAATCACCTACCATAAAAAAGAAAAAGAAGAAAAAGAAAACTACTAAAAAGAAAAAGTAATGCCAGCTGCACAAAGAAATGGTGACCTAAATTCTGCAGGTGCTGCTGTTACTTCAAGTCGTAATGTAAAAGTGAATAGTAAATCTATCACAATAAATGGTGACGCTGTTGCTAATCATGCGCCTTCTCATACAGGCATAAAAACAGCAAATGGTAGTTCTACTGTTAAGGTAGGAGGTGTTGGTGTCAATCGAACAGGTGACGCTGATACTTGTTCTACACATAGTAGAGTTGGTGGATCGGATAACGTAAATATTGGATAACGGTATAAATATACAAGAGAGAGATTACTAAATGGCAATTTATGATTCAACACAATCAAATGAAAGTAAAAGAAGTTCTAGGATTTACAAGGACTTAAACTTAGACTTTTCATTTAATTCTGCTACGAAAGATATTCAAAAAATAACTGACGTTGAAGCAGTAAAAAGAAGTGTAAGAAATTTAATTAATTTAAATCACTATGAAAAGCCATTTCATCCTGAGGTTGGTTCTAATTTAAGAGCTATGTTATTTGAGTTAATGACACCTCAAATGAATCATGTAATTTCAAAACAAATACAAAAACTAATTACAAACTATGAGCCAAGAGCAAGATTAGTTCAAGTGGCAACTATACCAGATTTTGATAGAAATGCTTACAATTGCAAGATATTTTTTTATGTAGTAAATCAACCAGAGCCTGTAACAGTAGAAACATTTTTAGAGAGATTAAGATAAATGGCAAACAAATTAGAAATATCAGAATTAGATTTTGATGGTATCAAAGCAAGTCTAAAAACATTTTTACAACAGCAAGATGAATTTACTGATTACGATTTTGAAGGATCAGGTATGTCTGCTTTACTAGATGTTTTAGCATACAATACACATTATCTTGGATACAATGCTAATATGTTAGCAAATGAAATGTTTTTAGATAGTGCTGATTTAAGATCAAGTGTTGTATCAAAAGCAAAACAAGTAGGTTACACGCCAACAAGTTCTACTGCTGCGACAGCAACTATTGATGTTGTTGTTAATAATGCTTCTGGTTCTTCGATCACAATGTCAAGAGGAACAAAATTTGCAACTAGTGTAAATGGTCAATCTTATAATTTTTTAAATAACGCTGATGTAACAATAACACCTGACAATGGTGTTTACAAATTTAGTAATCTTAAAATTTTTGAAGGCACATATTTAAATTTTAAATATACAGTAAGCACATCTGACATTGATCAAAGATTTATTATACCAAATGATAATGTTGACACAACAACTCTTACAGTTAAGGTTCAAAATTCTTCAAGTGATTCTACAACAAACACTTATACTTTAGCAGATGGTCTTACAGGCCTAACGCCAACATCACAAGTTTACTTTCTACAAGAAATCGAAAATGGTAGATATGAAGTTTATTTTGGCGATGGTGTTTTAGGTAAAGCAATCGCTGATGGTAACATTGTTATATTTGATTATATCAATTGTAATCAAACTGCACCTAATGGTGCTTCTACATTTACATTGTCAGGAACAATAGGCGGTTTTTCAGACGCAACTGTAACAACCATTTCAAATGCAAGTGGCGGTTCTGTGCCTGAAAGTATTTCTTCTATCAAATATAATGCACCGAGAGATTATGCTTCACAAGACAGAGCAGTTACAGCTGAAGATTACAAAGTCTTAGTAAAAAGTTTATATGCAAATGCACAAGCAGTTCAAGTCTATGGTGGTGAGGATGCTGAAGTACCTGCATATGGAAAAGTTTTCATATCAATTAAAGCAAAATCAGGAACTAATCTAACAGTTGCAACAAAGAATAGTATTGTTCAAAGTTTAAAAGAATACACAATTGCTTCTGTAAGGCCTGAGATTATAGATCCAGAAACAACATTTATTCGTTTAACAACTGACTTTAAATATGATTCTGATAAAACAACTAAAGACGTTTCGACTTTAAGAACTAATATTCGAAATGCTATATCTGTTTACAACAATGACACTTTAAAAAACTTCACTGGCGTTTTCAGATATTCAAAATTACTTGAAGCAATCAATGACGCTGACACATCTATTTTAAGTAATATTACAACTGTTAAATTATTTAAAACAATAACGCCAACTCTAAACTCAGCACTTAAATATACTGTATCATTTAATAACGCATTTTATAATCCACATAGTGGCCATAATGCAGCAGGTGGTGGAGTAATATCATCAACTGGTTTTAAAATTAATAATGATAGTTCCACAAATGAACACTTTTTAGATGATGATGGTGAGGGTAATTTAAGAGTTTACTATTTAAGTGGCACTACAAGAATTTACACAAGCACATCTTTTGGTACTGTTAATTATAGTACCGGTCAAGTTGTTTTAACATCAGCGAACATTACAAGTATTTCAAACGTAGATGGTGCTACTAGCACGTTGATAAGAATTTTTGCTATACCAAACTCAAATGATATCGTGCCTGTTCGTAATCAGGTTTTAGAAATAGATACAGCAGGATCAACTGTTGGTGGCGAAGTTGATGCTGTTGAGAGTGGATCATCACAGGCAGGAACAACTTATACAACAACTAGCAGTTATTCATCTTACTAATGGGTAACAATGACCGACAAGAAAAAAACAAATAAGAAAAAATTATCGACACTTGTTAAACAACAGGTACCTGAATTTATATTATCAGATCATCCTAAATTTACCGAGTTTCTTTCATCATACTTCCTGTTCATGGAGTCTGCTGAATTAAATTTAGAATCTATTACTGATATTGATAATATACTTTTAGAAACTGAAACAACTGCCACTAATTTTGTTTTATTAGATCGAACAGATGCTTTTGGTTTAGACGCAGGTGATAAAGTTGTTGCTGAAGAAAATACATTCGCAGGCTCTTTTGCAAAAAATGAAGTTATCACAGGTTCAACATCAGGTGCAACTGCCACAGTTCTAGCTGAAGATCAAAGAGAAAATTCAAGACTATTCATTTCAGCAAACAATGCTTTTATTACAGGTGAAACTGTAACTGGCGGCACATCAGGTGCAACTGCTAAAGTAAAAAAGTATCGTGCTAATCCAGTTGAAAACTTACAACAACTTTTAAACTATTCAGATCCAGACCATACTATTTCTGATTTCTTAACACAGATGAAGGAAGAGTTTATAAACTCTATTCCTGAAAAAACAGATAGTGCTTTAGATAGAAGAAAACTAATCAAAAATATTCAATCACTTTACAGAGCAAAAGGTACTGACAAAGCACATAAAATATTTTTTAGAATGTTGTTTAATGAACCTACTGAGGTTTACAAACCTACAACTGATATGCTTAGAGTATCAGACGGTAAGTTTTCTACTGATACATTTATTCGTTGCACACAAACAGCAGCACAATCTGTAAACAGTCCAATATTCTTAACTGGTCAAGTAATCACACAAGCAAATAATCCTGCTGACTCAACTATCAACGAAGCAACAGCAATCGTAGAAAATGTTACAATATTTCAAGAGGGGTCG